CAACTAATTCATCATCTTTCAATGAAAAGAAATTATTAAAGTTTTTAGATTTTTGGAAGTAATCCAATATAAGATATCCATCTTCTAAGAATTCTACTAACTCTTCCTTAGAACATATTGGGTCTTTACCTTCATTGGATTCTTTGATAAAGATTTCTCTCATCTTTTCTTTAAGAAATGCTTTCGTATCCATATTTTTATCCGCTTGGGATTTGGAGATACGAAGGCATCTACTTAAATACTCTTGCAATGTTTCGTGCATTGCTGAACCAAATACAGAATGTATATTGGATTTTGATGTGGATAAACCATCTATGTAAGATAGTTTATATTGTTGCGGACAATTACTCCACATACTATATTGTGAAAATGATACTCTAGCCATATAACAAATATACGAATTTTATTTCAATAAACCAAAGAATTATATCTTTAATTTAAGTTTCGTAATTTGTTTTTTCTCTACGCCATACATTTCACAAATATATTTTATATTCTCTCTACCTTCTCTAGTTGAGTAAAGGATATCTATATATTCTAATGCCTGTGATTCTGGCACCGAATAATCTTTCTTAATCAATTCAACTAAAAACTCCTCATACTTATCTTCGGATTTGCCTTTAGTATATTTTAAATATTGCTTACCTTTTGGTAAAACGCCAATATATAATTTGTACATCTCCTTTGGTTGAAGAGTTTGCGTTAAGGGTAATAGGGATGCAATTAGTTCAACCCATTCCGGCTTCATAGAAAGGAATCGATTAATCATAAAGTTACTCCACGATTTTAAATCCTCTTCCGATAATTTATCGAAATAGTTTGGGTCTTGCTCCGCCGTAATTGCATTAAGATGGTCGAATAACTTTTTAACTGCCATTATTTTTCTTCTTTTGGAGTTTTCAATTCATCGGGTAAAAACTCTTGTAATGGTTTACCACAATTTGTACATAAGAATACTTCGAATGGCATAACAGTATCTTTTTCACCACCTGTTAATAATTTAGAAGCCTTACGGAATCTATAACCCGGCATAAAGATTAAATTACCACATTCGCATGGTACATCTCGTGTATCTTTTAAATCAATCTGCGGTTGTTGAAATTGTTCGTTTATCATTTTATAATATTTAAAATTTGAATAATTGTGCTCATAAACACTATCTCTTTATCTACTACTAAAGCATCTTTTGATAACCCATCTGCTATGGTAAGTATCACATTTGCTGTATTTCCAGCAGCGTAATCATCTACCTTATCATATAACATAGAATACATTTCTGAATAATCATTTAATCTATTATCAGCTACTGCTTGTCTAATGTTTATGAACAAATTTCGTTTATCATTTGATGATTTAAGTAGTTCAATTAACTTAGTTTGAAAATTGGATTCAACCATAATTGCATGGTCTACTTTTAATTCTCCTTTTGCCGATTGTAGTTGGCAAGTATTTAGGATTCTACGAATATCTGGATAATATGAACTTACGATATCAGCTACATTCTTAATATCATATGTAATCTTTTCAGAATCTAATATTTTTGCTACCTGAATTGCCACATCCTTTTTAGTCGGAGGTGTGATTGCGAAAGATTGACATCTACTCTGAATCGGGTCTATGATTTTCTCAATGTAATTACACGTCAAAATAAAACGGCAATGCTTACTGAATGTTTCCATTAAGTTACGAAGGATTGCCTGTGCGTTTGGAGTCATATAATCAAACTCATCTAAGATGATTACTTTGAATCCAGAGAATCCTACCGATGATGCGAATCCTTTTACTTTGTTACGAACTGTATCAACGTTATTCTCATCCGATGCGTTGATAATCATAAAGTCACATTTGATTGTGTTTACGATTAGTTTAGCCAATGTGGTTTTACCCGTACCCGCTTTACCATAAAGTAGTAAGTGAGGGATATCGTTGTTATCCAAATATTGTTGAATTGTTTCTTTGATGGTTTCATTACCAACATAGTCAGCAAGAGTTTGTGGGCGGTATTTTTCCACCCATAAGCTATGCTCTCTTTTATTAATATCGTTTGCGAAAAAGCTCATATTGTATTATTTTCCTGTTGAACCGAATCCGCCTTGGCCTCTTTCGGTGTTATTTAATTCATTTACTTCTTCAAATTCAATTGTTGGATGTGGGATAATCATAATTTGCATAATTCTATCACCAACTCCATATAAAATTTGGCCATCTTTAGATAAAGATTTTTGATTAAAAGTTGCTTGTATTTCACCTCTATAACCACTATCAATCACACCTACTGAATTACTCAATGATAAATCGGTTTTACGGATAGATGAACGAGGAAATGCTAATCCTACAAATCCTTCTGGTATTTCCATTGCTAATCCTGTTCCGTATGTAACTTGCGTACCATCAAACTTAATTGATGTTGCTACTAAATCCATACCGGCATCCCCACTTTTTGCATAGGTGGGGATAACGGCATCGGAATGTAATTTTTTAATCTTTACTTTCATTTTCTTTTTTTCTTTCTAATTTTGTTTCTTCAGAAATTGGTCTCGGAAAGATTTTAAATATCATTCCATCTTGTTGGAAATTTAACCCCTGTCCTTCAACTGGTTCAATTTTCATTTGTAATGGTGCAGCAGTTTCGCCTTCATTTGAGAATGCAAATACTACCGGCTCATTGTTAAAAAATTGAAAACACCATTCTGCATCTGCAATTGGGTTTGCTTCAGGTACTCCAATACTACCTGCATCTTGTTGTTGTAATTCCTCTTGTGGAAATAAATCTAATTGTTCTGCCATTTTTATTAATTTGAGATTTCTACTAAATAATATTTACATACGAATTCATCTATGATAAATTCAACGTGTGCTAATCCATCTACTGATACGTTTAGTTTAGCAGATGTTGCTTCTTTATTAGCCGTTAAGATTTCTTTAAGATACTTAGCGGAGAAAGAGATTGGTTTAACTTCACCAGCGTAACCTTTTTGGCAAGTGAACGTTACTCTATTTGTGGAAATAGTTGAATAACCGATTGCCATTTTCAAATCACCACCTTCAGTAAATACAGTGAATGTATCGATATCTGATAATGCACCCTTTGCTTTGATAAACTTATCAATCATAGTAGATGCCATTTCAATTGAGATACCAAATTCAGGTAATACTTTCAAATCAGGTACAACAGGAATTACACCCAAATCAGCCAATTGATACGAAGTTTCAGTTTCTTCTGAATTTAACTTCAATACAGTTGCTCTATCGCCAACCATATCAACATTTAAAGATAAATCATTATCTAAAATGCCTAATAAATTTTTTAACAATGATGTAGTGTAAATACCAACATTGAATGGTTTTGATGTAAAGCCATTAAAATCCACTTCACCCAACATAGTCTTATCATCTGAAATGAAACGTACAGATAGTTTGTTTCCTTCTGCATTCCATGCTACTGATTCGATAACTCCACCTAGTGAATACTTTTGGATGAATCTTTGTAAATTTTGTTTGTTCATAATCTAATTTTTAAATTTTATTTTTATTGTTATTGTGTAAATATACGAAAATATTTCGAATGTTCCAAATTAAAATGAGAAAAACTTTTTCGCAGTTAGGGCTTCGGTAGAAGCTTTCTGCCAATTAAGTGCAGTATAGAAGTCATCAACCTTATTTTCCATATCCGATGCATATAATTTATCTCTATCAATATATTGTTCTACGAAATCCATAATTTCCTTTGGGTCATTATAATCCTTAAAAGCCACAGTCTCCAACCCTAATGGATTATTTTTAAGATATACCCATTTTACCTTATCACCATCTCTAATTGGTTCGTGCTTAAATGGTGCATTAAAGAACTTTAATAATCGATTATAAGTAATTCCAGCTTTAACGTGCGCTGGAGTTCCTTTTTCAAAAGATGCAATTGATAACCCACTATCTTTTCTCCAAGTACCATTATCATATTTACTTAACTCTTTGATTGCTCCACCCTTTGCTATCTTATTAACCGGTAAATTAATCATACTAGCTTTAAATGCTAATAACTTTCTATCAACGTATTCATTATCCTTACCCATTAAGATATCTTTCAACATACCACTCATTTGGTCCTGAAATGCTTTGGGGAAAGATGAACGAACTACATCCAATCCTTTAACATCTAACTTATCGCAAGGGATACCATTCTTCAATACCATCCATTGTGCATATCGTTTCTTAGCTACCCAAAATCCTGCTTTACTGATGAATTCCTTTTTAATTTCAAACCTATGTTTTTCTTTTGGAATAAAAAAGAATCTTTCAGCCAACATATCATAGAATGAGTTTAAGAATGTTTGTGTTTCGGTTGCAATATTATCCACTTCAACTGCCATTCTCTTTTCATCGAATGTTTTATAATCTGGGTATCTATGTTTTACCAAAGGTTCTGCCATCATATAGATTGAATCCGTATCAATATAAACATTGTAGTCATCGGTTGTTCCTAATTCTTTCCAATATTTTCTATTTGCCATCTCCGCTGTTTTCTTAATAACAGTTTGACCCGTAACCGTAACTGCCTCTGCATTATCAATATCGTAAAACCGAAAGGCAGGAAGGCCAAGAACACCATACATAGAATTAAGAAGAATCTTCTGAACCAACTGCCTTTTAGCATAAAAGTCATATTTCTCCGTATCACCCGCTTCACCATATTGTTTTTCTAATTTTCTGAACTCAACACGCTTTTCAAACCAATCATTTAAAATATCAGCGATAAGACCCTTCTTATCCTGTGTATATAGAACCCCATTTGCCGCTACACCTAAATTACTATCTTTGATAACTTCCTTCAACTCCTGAGTCGTATATTCGTATGTACCACCATCTTTACCCACTAACTTATATGTTGTATCTAATCCTTTTATATTAGCTTCTGCATCCCAATTTTCAATCTTACCAACTTTCGTTTCGGGACTAATATTTAGAGTCATAATGATTGATGGATACAGTGATGTTAAATCCAAATCATATATCCAATCATACTTTCCAACGATGGGTTCTTTTACATATGCCCCAATAAACTTCTCTTGGTTGTTATCTCTAAGAGCCTGCATTCTTTCTTTTCTATCTCTTGGTTTATTGGTTGCTACTAATCCTTTCTTTTTAAGATATCCCAAACAAGCTCCTTCTAACCACTTTGATGAATAGATGTAATCTTCATATGGAACAAATCCAGCGTGACAAACGGCTTTACATAAATCTATGAATTGAAGTTTTTCATCCATCGATACAACTAAATCCACATCGACAATGTTATACTCAATAAACTTTTCTAAATCATTTTCAAATAAATCATCCAAACTTCCTTCATACTCAATCTTACCTCTACCCAATTCTTTGGTAGCAATATAATTTAAGGTATAAGATGCTTCCAATGAATATGTATATGTTTTATATAGGTTGATATAATCTAAAATAGATACACCACCAAAACTAAACTTCTCTCTATATGGTGACCAGAATGCCTGTCCTATTGGTGATAATCGTTTAGCATGTCCTTCACCACATACATTCTTTAATCGGTTATACAAATATGGAATATCAAAGAAATCGATGTTCCATCCAGTCAAAATGGTTGGATTGATTTCTTCATAGTAATTAAGGAATGCCTGTAATAGGTTTCGTTCGTTATCAAATA